ATGTTTATCGATTGGCTTACGGTGTCTCAAGAGCATCAGCACGACCTGCCGGTCGTGTGCGATGTGATGACGATCACAATCGATACGAACACCAATGAAGTGCTCTCCACCCGCCAGCCTCGCTTCAAGCATGAGGCCAGCTATTCAACGTCGGTCACGATCCATGTTCAGGGGCGGAAAGTCCGCGTTGAAGGCAATCCGAGCCGGGTAGGGCGCCTCGACAACCTGTTCGGATTCTCGACCATCGAGCAGTGTGTTTCGGTCTACAACCAGCTTTTGGCTGAGTACGGCCTGCCGGGCTTTACCCGCTGCACTCGCGTTGATCTGCGGGACGGCGCATCAGGCGCAAAGACCGGTGATCGCGTGGCGGACGGCGCCAAGATTGAGCGCATCGACCTGACTACTAACGTTTCGGTCGGGGAGGGCAACGTTCTGGCCTATCTGCGCGGTGTTTCGTCCCAGCGCATCGGTCATTCCATCGGCTTCCTCTATCCGAACGGCAGAACTGTTGCCTGGACCCCGAAGGGCAACGGCAAAGGTGGGCGCCTCCAGTACCGCAAGGCCTATGACAAGGCCTTCGAGCTGGACGAGAACCTGCTCCCGAAGATCAAGCGCCTCTACGGCGATGAATCCCACGAGTTCCTGTATGTGCAGCGCGTCCGCGACTACTGCGCCCTTCATGGCGTGGTTCGGATGGAGCAGGAGCTGAAAAACGAATTTTTGCAGCGTGAATGCCTGGCCTATTGGGGCCTGTTTGACGAACGGCGTTTTGCCGAACTCCACGATGAGTTTTTGAGAATTGATGAGCGACTGAAGGTGACCGCAATGGACATTGTTTCCATTTCCCAGCAGCTGATGCTTGAGAAAGATGCCAAGGGCAAACCTATCTGCAAAACCACCCGTGCAGCGAACACCACTGCCATGTACGCGATTCAGTGGATGCACGGCCAGCAGTTCGATTTCAACAAGTCCGCCGTCCAGGAACATGCCGCCCGCCTCAACCGTATCGGCATCAACATCCGTAACGCCTGCGACACCAGCCGCTTTGCGCCTGTCTTCGTCCGTCAGGCCCGCGAAATCACCAAGTCGACCGTGCTGGCCATCCCGAGCTGGTATCAGCGCCCGAACCATCTGCAGGTGGCCGCATGATTACCGCTGTTGCCTGTCTCCCAGCCCACGGCATGACGTTTGAGTCCAGCCCCATGCCTCGCGTCGAGCAAGAGCGAATCCGTCTGCTCTGCGCCGTCAAGCATGCCGCTGACCATTACGAGATGGCGTTCGCCCACGCCGTTCTCGATGGCTATACGCGCGGCCTGTACGTCTCTGGCGAGATCAGTGACGCCATGCTTACCCTGTTCAGCGCTCAGCATTCGGCGGTTCTTGGTTCCGCTATCGAGCGCCTTGAGAGGGAGCTGCAATGCGAACTGTGAGCTTCCAAGGCACCCAGCTCACCAGCGGCCAACGTCGTCGCTTGGACGAACAACAGCGCACCCGCGCTTTCATGAATTCGACCCTGCAACAGCAGGTCAGCGAAACCCTGGCGACTCTCGATAGCCGCCAATCCCAGGGCATCAAGCCCGAACGCCAATGGTTCTTGGAACGCCAAGAGCGTGGCACTCCATACGTCGCCGATATGTTCGGCTTTTAAGAGGTAATACCCAATGGCTATGACTATCAAAATCGAAACTACCGGCAACTTCCGCACCGGTATTGCTGCCAAGTCGCAAAAGGCTTATTGGATGGCCGAGGCATATGCCCATCTTCCTGGTATTCCGTATCCGCAAAAGTTCAGCTATTACGCTGCCTCGCAGAATGAAGTTCTGCCGGTTGGTCACTATGAGTGCGATATCACGTGCTCGATCAAAGATGATCGCATCAACTTCGATGTTGACCCCCGTCAGGCTCGCCGCATTTCTTCGCCGCAACCTGCTCAAGTGGCTCCGGCGAAAGTAGCAGGCGCTAACTGACAATGAACACATACGTCTGCGCCGAACTTGTTAACGGCGTCTGCCAAACATGGGTAGTGCAGGCGTCAATAATTCCGCCCCTTACTGTAAGTGAAGGGCTGAATCTCGGATGGAAGGTAGTTGCGTGTTATGCCTCCGCCTGGGGTGTTGGACTATTAACGCGCTTTATTCTCTCCCACGAAAGGAATTGAAATATGGAAACTGGTTCTCTGATGCCCGAAGCGGTCATGACCGCAATCGAAGCACTGCGCACTGACGTTCAAACTGTCGGCGGCGCAATGTTCATGGTTGTGCTCGTTGTCGTTGCGTTCGCGTACTTCCGCCGTTCCGCTCGTTAATTCGAGCCTCGGCAACTAGGGGGCTTCGCGGCCCCCTTTTTTATTGGAGTTCAAAATGGAAGGTTGGGAGTATTCAGGATGGTTAGTCGTCTTCGTTATGGTGTCTTCGTTCTGGCTGCTCTTCTATTCAGCGTCGAGTTAAGTGCAGCTATTGTTCGCCCAGCATCAGCGACTGACGTCTTTGTCAAAGGAGGCCAGACGCTAAACATTAACAACCACTGGGGTGAAATTCTTGATGTGCCGTATTCTAGTGGATCAAAAAAAGTATCTGTCGATGTTGTTCAAAGTCGTGGCTTTGGGTGGGGGCGTGTTACCGGCATGGTTAAAAATGCCGTCAAAATGCATCCTGGCAAGATCGCCGCTACAGCCGGAGCTATGTGGCTTATAGATAAGATCCCGGGCGCTGCATATGATTCCGCTTCAGATTCTTACGTTACCAGCCCTACAAATACTAGCACTACATATTGGATTGGCTTATCTCGTCGGCGTTATGGCACCGTTGAACAAGCATGTAAGTCCTATTCCAGCAGCTACACTGTTACCGCTAACAGTAGTGGTAGTTACTATTGCCGGAATGCATCTGGTCAGGTTATGTGGACTTTGACCCCTCAGACGCTTCAATGCTCCTATGGCCATACTAACTACCACTGTGATTCCGGGCCTAAAGTAGCACCGCTAACAGAAATTGAACTAGATGATGTAGCTTCCCATGTACCTAACATGCCGGAGGATATGTGGAATTCTGGTTTTGGTCACGAATTAGCTTCTATTCCGGGGACGTTTGATGGTCCAGATATTGAGGATTTTACAGGTCCAGCCTCTATAGATTTGCCGTCCACCACGACAACCACAACCGATCATGCAACCGGGAACACTACAGTTACTGAATCCACACCTACCGTTAATTTCGAGTATGCAACTAGTCCTCTCAATATCACTGCCACACCATCTACCACAACAAACACATATACAAACGGCAGTTTAACTAGCACTTCCACCACTACGGCCCCGTCTGTTTCTGGCGGTGGTGGCGGCGGTGAAACAATTATTGAAGTTCCCACCGACTGCGATTTCATGCCCACTGTTTGCGAATTCATTGATTGGGTAAAAACGCCCTTTGAACCCGAAGTGGTTGATTTCTCCGAATTCATAGAAGATCAAGACTTCCAGAAATCGGTAACCATTTCAGGCTCTGCTTTTTGCCCTGAGCCGATTACTATAACCACTGATCTCGGCAATTTTGAATTTTCATGGCAGCCGGCTTGTACTTGGGCTGAAATGCTCAAGCCGCTGTTTCTGATTGCGGCATTGCTGTCGGCTATCTATATAACTCTCGGTATTGGTAGGAGCGATTAAATGCCTGCTGTTCTCGTTGCTATAGGTGTATGGGTTGTTTCCAGCGTTATCGCGAAAATCTTTGTTGCCCTGGGCATTGGCCTGTTTACGTACTACGGCCTGTTGCACTTGGTTGAACAGCTTATTGCTCAGGTTCAAACATCGTTTGGTGGCCTACCGGCTCAGGTATCGCAGATATTGAGCATTGCCGGAATTCCGAACTGCCTTTCGATTGTCTGCAGTGCATTCCTCACCAGAGCATCTATTCAGGCAATTCAAACCTTCTTCGGGGCTCGCGCATGATCACTCTGATTACGGCTGTTCCTGGTAGCGGCAAAACGCTCTACTGCATCGGGCTGATACTGAAAGCGGTAGAAGAGGGCAGGCCCGTCTATGCCAACATCGCCGGCCTGAAAATCGAGAAGTGCCATCCAGCTCCCGACGACTGGCGGGATACCCCTGAAGGCTCCCTAGTCATCTATGACGAGGCTCAGCAGCCGCACCTGTATCCCTCAACCGCGCACCGTGGCGAAGTCAAGGATGAGCGCCTGCGGCAGATGGAAGTCCACCGCCATACTGGCCACGATCTGGTTTTCGTGAGCCAGTCTCCAAGCTTCCTGCATCATCACATTCGCAAGCTGACCGGTGAGCACATCCACCTTTATCGCGCTTTCGGCGCGAAAACCGTTACTAAGTACACATGGCAGCACACCGTCGATTCACCGAACGACCGTGGTGAGCAGGGGCGCGCTGACTCATTCCCGTGGAAGTTTCCGAAAGAGCATTTCCAGTATTACCAATCGGCCACGATCCACACTCATAAATTCAAGATGCCCAAGAAGCTGGCGGCGCTCCTGGTGTTCATCGCGGTTGTTGGTGCCCTGGTGGTGTGGAATGCGGCCACCAATGAATCAAGCCTTTTGACCGGCACAGGTACTGCCCTGGAAGAAACCGTTTCACAGCCTAAAGCGGCGCCTTCCGGGCCGGGTGGTGTACGCGAAGCGACCACCACCGGCCGGAAGAAAGCGCTTCCCGCTACGACAACGCTCTATGACTGGTCAGAAACCGAGACGGCAAAGCCTGTTTCCGGTTGTATCTACAATGAGACGCGCTGCCAGTGTTTCGACTCTTCGGGTTCACTGTTTGCCATGGCTCACGCACAATGCCTTTCAGTGGCATCCAACATGCTGCCGCGCTCAATCAACGTAGGAGGAACAAGCCGTGGGTCTTCAGGACAGGGAATGGTTTCATCAGGCTCGGAAGGAAAGTCACTCGTCGGCGAAAACCCGTTCGCCAAGGCTATCAGTCCGTCGCAGCCGCTTTAGCCTGGTATTCGTGTTCATTCTCGGCGCTGCGTCCGGATTCATTGCAGGCATGCTTTATTCCGATTACGACTGGCTGGTGCTTCTGCAGCAGCTCGACGCCCATTTGGCGCAGCCGCTTTAACCGGACGCTTCGCATAATCTATATTATGTTAAGTGAGTGCCGTTTCATGGGTGTTGCAATTTCAATGCTCAGCAGCCGAATACATCGCTCAGATTCTTGACCGAAGGCTTGCCAGCTCTGGGGCTTCGTCTCTAGCATCGCCGCCCTATGGCATGCATCAACCTTCGTAACTCCTCTATTCCCAAGTCGACCAAGGGTTGGCTTCTGGTCGACGACATGGGCCTCCCCAGGTTTTGGGCAACTGTGTGGGCAGATGTCCTCAAAGCCGATATGGGACTCACAACACGGGGTCATCATCTTTATGCTGTTGAGAGGTTCTACCAGACGACTGACCGACAATTCGGCCTGGGAGCTCTGGATCGAATGCTCGCCGAGCTAGATATGGCATCGCTCGAATCCGCCCTAAGTAGTTTTCTATCTAACCTCAGAAATGATGCCAGCCTACGTGGCATCAATAACAATCAGGCATGGGGATCAGCGAAATCATTCGTTGCAGACATTGTCAGTCACCTCAGCGCTTCATCTGCTAATGACTACAGCAAGATCCACAGCCGGCTTATGAGGCTTGATCGCCTGTACTCCCAAGTTTCCCCAGGAAGACCAAAGCCCCCAGCCGCTATCCGAGCATTACCTGCAACGGTTGTCGAAGACATATACGAGATTTTCTCGCCTACATCGCCACGAAATCCATTTCGGACCAAAGCTCTACAATGGCGGAATTACCTGATGTTTCTTCTGATGCTGCACCTTGGGCTGAGGCGCGGGGAGGTCGCTATTCTGCCAGCGGACGCAATCAAGTCTGACTTTGACATAGCCACTGGCGCCGAAAGATTTTGGTTAAACGTAGCTGAAAGCCCTTACGAAGATGAAGATAGTCGCTTCAATGCTCCCAGCTTGAAGACTCCTCACTCCCGACGCCAGCTGCCACTTACCGAAGAAATCGTTTTGGTTTCGGACATATTGCTGGGCAATTATCGTCGTGGGGTACCCCACAGTTATTTGTTCGGATCTCAACATGGGAAGGCCCTCTCGCTCCGATCAATCCATCGTGTCTTTGAAGTGGTCAACAAGCACCTATCACCATCCGCAAAAAAAGCTTTGGCCGCGCGTAACATATCAGGCATTACGGCGCACGATCTTCGCCATACCTGCGCTGTATTCAGGCTTGGGAGCTACGTTTCGCTTGGCGATGAACTTGATCTGGCAACAGAAAAACTTCGCATCTTCTTCGGATGGTCACCCTCTTCTCCCATGCCAAGGCACTACGCACGAGCATATTTTGAATCGAACTCCGCAGACATGTGGAACGAAACCTATGATCGTCTAATAACCACTCTCAGATCACTTTTCGGTAAAGAACAATGAATCATGCTGCATCAGACTTATCCAGCAGGATTGCAGTCATTGCCGCCCAGCTGCCACGTCTTGCGAGTTCAATTCGCTACTACGATGACTTTGATGAAAAGAACCATGCGATCCGAGATCCTGAGGGTTCCGATATATGGGAAATCCGTTTCGACGGTGGAAGGGCCAGTATAGACTTTTCGGTTCTTGACGATCACCTAATGCCAATTTTCAAACACGTCGCTGCAGATCTCATATCAAGGTTAGATCCTTCAGGTGCGACAAGCATTTGTCAGGGCATTCTTGGAAAGAGCAAGCATTTCATTCAAGCCTTGGTAATGCGGCCCGAGGAGTTTCGTGATCTTTGGGTGGCTGAAGTTCGGCCTCATCAGACTTGGGGTTATGCCCTTCACCTCCGGACAATGATTCATTCTCTCTGCAATCTATCCATCGGGCTATGGCGACCTGAAATGCGTCCCTATGTGAGCCAGCTGGAGTCACCTGTCCGGGATATCTATAAAACCGTTCGAACTGGCGAGTGTTTTTTACCTCTGGCTCACCAGTCATTACTGATCGAATATTTAGATGATCTTTCCCATGCTGTTGGCAATACCCATGAAGCTCGGCCAACCAATCAACTTAGGGATGCCTGCATTCTGGTTATTTCACATCAATATGGATGTAGGCCCGGCCAAATTGCTCGCATAAAAACAACTGATGTACGGTGTTACGAAAACGGTGCAGTACATTTGTCGATTCCACTTCTCAAGCAACGAGGCAATGAGGCCCTGCGCAGGGTTACCCGGCGGGTGAAACACGAATGGGGATCGATTTTCAACGAATACACTGCGAGACGCCTGCACACGACAGTTACCAATGGAGCCCCAGCAGACAACTACTTCGATCTGCCACCCCAAAGGCTGTCGACTGTTCTAAGAGATCTTATTGAGAAAATTACTGGTACACGCTGGTCCCCAACAGATCTTCGACATACTGCAGCCCAGCGCTTGGCGGATGCCGGTACGTCTCACATCGCATTGTCCGAGTTCATGGGACACGCCACCACATTGACGGCCAACGTCTACTTCGATGCGTCCCCAACACAGGCGCAACGGATCAATCAGGCACTGGCGATTTCTTCGATCTACTCCACCGTAGCGGAAGTTGCTAGAACTCGGACTATCGATAAAAGCGCCCTCCTTCGCCTCTCTTCTGACCAGCAGATAGGCGGGATTCCTCACGGTGTTCCTATTGCCGGCATTGGTGGTTGTTCGAGTGGGCAATCACTGTGCTCGAAGAATCCTGTTCTGAGTTGCTACACCTGTCGAAAATTCTTGCCTCTGTCTGATGCGGCAGTTCATGAGTCGGTGGTCGAAAGCCTGAGGTCCGTTGTTAGTGAGTTCGCTAGTGCCTCTCGTTTCAATGAAGAAAGTCCCGCATATACACAACTGCGTCGAATGTTTCAGGCTGCATTACAGGTAGCAAAAGATATCCGGTTGAAGCATGCTGAAAACGGGGCTGAACCGATATGA